CAATCGGCGCAAGGAAACAGCGGCGACACGTACAGCGTATAACCGTCCTTCACGTCGTAACGTTCGCCATCGGCCATTTGTCGAAATGCGTTGTCTTCGGCGTGTATGACGACGGCGTGTTGTTCTTCGCGGGTCATGCGCAGAAAGGCGGCATCGTCGAAGCCGCGCGGCGGGCCGTTGTATCCAAGCGACGCAATCGACCTATCCGGGCGCACGACAACCGCGCCGATGCGCTTACGTGGCCCTTTCGACCATGACGCGACTTGTTCCGCCAGTTCGATAAACCTGCGATCCCATTTCGACAGTTCGTCCGGGTGCGTGTAAATGACGTGCCCGCGCTTCATTCCTGCGACCGCCATTCGCGTTCGGCATTCAGCTTTGCGCCGCGATGGTTCGACGGCTTACGGGCGTTGAACGCCTGCAAGCGCGCCGCAGCGGCCAAGCCAGCTTCAAGCGCCGCACGACGCCGCGATTCTTCGCGCTGGCGTTCGATGGCGTGCATTACGGGACGGATAAGCCCGAAGTGAATAGCGACAGCAACGACGGTGCAAGCGACAAGAATAAGTGCGTACATGGCGGCGATTCCTTTTTGGTTGCCAGTTGGTACGACAAAGAATACGACAGCTTCGAAAGCCTGTCAATCCTTTTTGCCGATAAAATTTCGTTCAATGCGAATCGGCGGTTCAGGTTCGGGCGGGTTCGTCTTGGCCGGGTTAATGCTGTCCGCCCATATCGGCCATTGCGACAGCGGGCGACGAATGATCTTCGGGCCGCTTTCCATGTTGGCGATATATTCGGTTACGAATTCGCAATCGGTGTCGTAGGTTTCTTCGGTGACTTTCGATTGCATACGCAACCATGCGGCCAGCATTAGGCCGATGGTTACGCCGCTGGAAAGCGTGACGAAGTGCCAAAACAGTTCGGCAAGGGTAGGCATTGCGGTTACTCCTTCAATAATAGTCGTCGGGTTCGTAGTCCGGGCCGTCGTAGTCCGGTTCGGTTTCGCTGTAGCCGTATTCGCCCGGCCCGGCTTCGTACAACTTGTCGGCGATCTTGTCAAGACCTTTCGGCAAGTCCTTGTAATCGACTTCTTCGCCGTCGATATAATACGTCGGTTCGCCCGCTTCGCTTTCGTCGGGGTAGCAGTTTTCGGGCAGACCTGAATAGTTGCCCGGCGTGAACGATACGCCGTATTCGCACGACAGAATGCGACCGTCGTTCATTTCGAATTCAGTTGTTACGGTGTATGCGCCCATTTCGTACCCCTTGTTCGTTGACTATGGGCATAGTCTACGACGGTTTCGAAGCTACGTCAAGCGGTCGCGCAAGCTTTTTTCACTAGCGCGATGATGCCTTTTTCGTCCTTCCGTTTGCCGACGCATACGTTCTTCGGCGTTGATTCACGGTAAAGCAAAAAGTATTCAGGTTTCGTTACGATGAAGCAACGGTTTTCGCGTGCCTTCTTCTTGGCTTCGTCAAGTGTCATTTTCGTTACTCCTTATCAAGTGCGGTTCATACGGCGGAAGCTTCGACGCCCGGTATAGCTTGTCGCCTTCGACGTAGTACCGTTCGCCGTAGCAGTCGGAAAGGTGTTCAGCTATACGCGACAACGGCCAGCCCACAAGGGCCAGCGCCGCCGCTTTCAACCGGGCGCGGGTAAGTTCGCAGGCAAGGCACGAAAGCCCCATTACGAACCCCATTCGATATAACTTCGCAACGTCGTTACGGCGTGTTCCCAACCATAGCAGACGGCCCAACCATAGCCGACGCGCTTTGCATATTCGCCGAATCTTCGTTGTTCGTCCGATACGCCGCCCTTTGCGGTTTCCGACTTCGGGCGTTCGGTCGGCTTCTTCATTTCGATATAAAGGCCATGCCATCCGCCATTCGGCCAAGGCAAGAACGTATCGGCTACGCCCTTGCGGACGCCTTCGGCCTTGGCGTTAGCCCCGCGCACCTTGTCGCCGTGGCCTTGGTTGTGGATAGCGTGGAACCATTCAAGCGCGGGCACGGTCGGCGTTTCGTACATGCTGTACGGCGTCGTTTGCGGGATTACGCCGGTCTTGCACCATTCGTCGGCTACGTCGAAGCCGTGAAGATACGCGACGGCGCAGTAAGCGAATAACGCCGCTTGGTGGCCGTGTTCGGTGCCAGACTTGGCAAGGGTTGCGGGCGTCATGCGATGCCCCTTCTTCAATCATTACGACGGCTTGATAGCCTGTCCGGGTTGGTTGGATGGCAAAGGCGTTCGGATACTGCGCGCGAAGGCCAAGCTACGACGACGCGAACACGCGAACCGGCTTGCCCACATTGGGCCGCGCTTTGCCGTTCATTTCAGCCGCGCCACTTCGACGCACTTATATTCGTCGTGAACGAATACGCGATACTTACGGTTAAGCCGCTTGCCGTAAGAACTGGCCGACGAACGCAGCGACGCCAGCGTTCCGGGGTTCGTGTCCGCAAACGGTATCGCGAACGATTCGCCGACTTGCAACGAACGAAACGGATACTTCGCGTTATCTTCGTCGGGCGTTCGTTCCGGTTGATTATCCGTCGAAACTTCGACAAGCGCAAGCGCCTTCGGCGACGACGGCAAAATTTGAACCTTCTTCGTTTCTTCGGTCATTTCTTAAACTCCTTCGCAGTCGATACAAGCCCGGTTAACTTCAAGCAATACGGGCAAACCTTCATATTCGGCGCAACTTCGCGCCCGCATTGCCCGCAGTTCGCAGGCTTCGGAATAAAGCCCTTTGGTCGGCCTTTCTTCGTTGTCGGTTTCGTCATGGCAAGCCCCTTAATCAATAGCCGAAGCATAGCCAACAATTTATCAAGTGTCAAGCTTTTAATCAATTGATAAACGTTATACGGATTGAACGGGTCGTATAGCTGCTAAGTCCTTGAAAATAAAGGAAATATAATAATATAATACAATATAATAGTAAAAATATTACTATTAATCAATAGTGACTTTTAATAAAGAGTCGCTCCGGTTCAGGCGGAACGGCGTTAAACGTTATACTTGCTATAAATCCGTTAAAAGCCTTATGTATCAAGGGTTTAAGCGTTATGACGGGCCATTATACGCGGGCCGTCGTGTTATACGCCGTACAAACAAAAAGACCGCCGAAGCGGTCGAAGTTTGAAGTTTGGAAGTTCCAAGGCTGCGCGTCGTGTTCCTTAGCAATTTTGCGCGCTTCAACCTTGCCGCTTACCGCAATTCGTTTGCCGTTGGGCGTAGGGCCGTCGCTGATTACAACGAACTTTGTTTTCTTGCTGGCGAAGTAATGGGCGTACATGGTTGTTACTCCTTTTCGATGCGTCCGGGTCAATGTGGGCAGGCTGCGCGGCCCCTAGCGCGTGCTAAGGGCCGGGGCGGGGTTCAGGCGGTGCGCTGTTGGGCTTTCAGGTAGCGAACGGCCTTCTTGGCGTCTGCGACCGCTTGGGCGCGGCTGGCGCGCGTGTAGCTGGCATGTACGACGGTCGGCGCGTTATGGTCGAAGCTGTACGCGGTAGCGGTAAAGGTGCCGTTGTCGTTCTTCTTGCTGTTCCAGCTTACAACCCGTTGAATGTTGTTAAGTGCGTTCATTTCGTTAATCCTTCGTTGTTTGCTTCGATGGTTCAAATATACGGCAGCTTAAAAGCCGCCCGAAGGCGGCCCGTTCTGCCCACACTGGCGGGCGCGCGTTACAGGCCGAAAACGCCCGGATGCGCGACCATGTATGCAACGGCGCTTGTTCCGTAATCCTTCGCCAGTGTGGCCCGGCTTACTTCCTGCAAATCGCCGCGTTCGCAAAGGGTCTTCAAGGCGCGCTTGATTGCCCCGCTTGCGCCGATGCGGTCTTTACGAAAGACGGCAACAGCGGCAAGCCTGCGTTGAACGTAGCTGTACGGAACAATTCGGTTCGAATGAAGGTTGGACATTCCTTCGCCTGCGTACTTCGCAACGTCCGGCCAAGGTGAAACGACGAAATCTTTAACCGTTGCAATAACCTTCGCAAGCTGTTTCGTTTCGTCGTTGTCTATGCCAATTTCGCCAGCATCGAACCGGGCAAGCAAGTTTCGAACATCGGCGACGACAAGGTTAATCGCCCAAGACGCAACGTCGGCGGTAATGGTTGGGTCGTAAGGGTTGCAGCCGACGGCGATAATTCCGGCCAGCTTCAACGCCTTTACGTGCGCCCGGTTCCAAAGGTGCCGCCGAACTTCGCGGTCGCTTGTATTAATGTTCGCGTCGCAATGCGCGTCGAATTGCTGGAACAGTTCGCGGGCGGTTGCGTCGGTTTGAACGTGAATCGCTTTATGTTGGCTGTTCAGCATTAGCGCATGGGCGCACAACGTCGAAAGCCTGTCGATAAGTTCGAACGAAGGTTGGGCCGACAGGTGCCCCGGATTCAACGCCGGACGTTCGCCGTGATATTCAATCATCGTAAAACGCGGCAACAGACCTTCGGAAATCAATCCTTCGTGCAAGCCTTCGTAAAACTTTTCGGGCGTCGATTCGCCCATAAGCGTAAAGGCCGGGGCCAATACGGCGGAAGTGTTCTTGTCGCGGTCACTGTAAATCGACGGACGAAGTACCTTGCCTTCGCCGGATTTGTTGTACGCATCCAATAGGAAACGACGAAGCCCCAACAAATGCGGCGGCGCGTTCACGCTTGCCATTTGTTGAAGATAGATACCGAATTCGCCGACCAACGAAACGAACGACGTTGGCCCGCGCGACATATACTTAATAATCGCTTGCGACGAAGCAATTTCGCCGGGGCCGATAAAGTCCGACGCGGCGGGAACTGTTCGGACAACCTGCGCCATTAGCTTATCAATGCCGCTTGCGATGGCTTCTTTACCTGTTCCGGTCGGTGCCAACAACAGAACGTATTGATTAAGGCCAGTGCCGGAAATGTTGTACGCCCTGCCCACAATACCGGCGACCAAGCCAAGGGCACCGGCCAACGCGATTTCGGGCACCGGGCGCGGCGCTTGTGCGTAAATGTATTGCGCGATTTCTCCGACTAATCCGGGCGGCACGCTGTATACCTTCGAAGCTTCGTTAAGGTTCGGGGCCGGGGCTTTCGGATGCGGCGTCGCTTCGCTGTTCTGCGACAACGCGGCGGCCCTGTCGGCGGCTTCTTTCTTTGCTATTGCTTCGTCTAGCTTGTTGCGCAATCCGTCAACGTCAACGGGCGGCAACATGCGGTCGAAACACTTGTTCAGCATGTACGAAACGTAATCGTCGCGTTTTGCTTTGTCACGCTGCCCCAAGCCCGACGCGCGAAACATTCGCGAAATCTGCGCCCGGTTCTGCGTATAAAACGCGATAATATCGACCAAGGCAAAGTCGGCTTCGGACTGCGAAGCGTACATGCCTTCCCATTTGCCCGCGTACAGTTCGGCGAACTTATCGCCGTTGACCGCTGCGACTGCGCGGTTATAAACCTGTTCGTCGGTTTCCTTGGCTTCGGCAAGTCCGGCATAATGCGCAACGGCGACCGAACCTTGCCCCATTTGGCCCCAAAGAACGTTTAATAGTTCGTTGCAATCGTTAATCGGCGCGTTACGGTAAATATCGCCGGTCATTGTCATATAACGAAGCGAAGAATAAACTTCGATAAACGAACGACGGCGGCCCGACGGAATCGCGCCCTTAACGATGATATGCAACCCCGAACCGGAAGGCGACCGTTCGGCGTAGCTGTTGAATTCGTTAAAAATCTTTATTTGGCGGTCAAGCGCCGTTTGGTCGCCTTTTGTGTCGTCAAGGTCGATAAACGAATACGGGTCGTTTTCAGTCAATACGAAACCGATTCCGGCATACCAACCGGACGACATAGCGTTAACGCATTCGTCGAACCCGGCCCAAGTGTTCGGGTCGGTTACGCTGGCAAGGTGCCCGGTTTTTGCTGAATACGGAACCTTCGTCGGTTTCTTTGAATCCGTGTCTTCGTATCGCCAAACGACCCATTGCGGGTAAATCCGCATTTCGTGCGGAATATTGTTAAAGTCCATTCTTTGCCAACCCTTTGTCAATCTTGTCATAAGTCGTCGCCGTTATGTTCGGCGCAGAATTGGCAAGCAAAAGCTTTCTTATAAGTTCGTGCGAAACGTCGCATTGCGCGGCCAGTGCCCGCAGCGACCGCCCGACGCTTGCTTTCTTTACCCGCTTCGTAAGTTCTTCAATGTCCATAACGCCACCTTCTGGCAATTGTGGGCAGCTTACCCGGCTTCTTGCTTGCTGTCAATTGTTGTTGACAGGAAAGGCGCAGTCGGTTACAGTGCTGGAACGCTGGCGCATGGTGCCCGGCCCTTCTAAAAGGTGAACGTATGAACGAACCCGCAAAGCCCTTCGACTATATCGAAGAAGCGCACGTTACGGCGTCCGACAAGTATTACGGCGACCGCGTGCCGCTGGCCTACTTCCGCGAAACCATCGCCGAAGCCGTCGAAGCCCTTAACAAGCTTGACGCAATCAAAAAAGCTATGTTCTACGGTCGCGACACTGGCGTTCCGGCCCCGGAAGCCAACGCGGCAACGCTGGCGAAGCTTCCCGAATGGATTTCCGACCATCCAGAACACGACGCCGCAGCCGTTAACGTCATTCATGCAATTATCGGCAAAGCGACCGAAGCGGGCGAACTGTTGGAAGCCCTAAGCGCCGCAGCCGAAGGCGAAGCTTTCGACGCTGTTAACGCGCTTGAAGAAGTCGGCGACGGCTTTTGGTACGATGCGCTTTTGCTGCGCGCCATTGGTTCGAACTTCGGCGAAGCGCAGTCGGTCAACATCGCGAAGCTTCGTCGTCGCTTCCCGAACGCCTTTACCGAATTCGACGCCAACAATCGCGACTTGTTCGAAGAACGAAAAATTCTTGAAAAAGGGGTTTGACAGCAACGAAGGGCCGTCGTATAGTTCGTACATACCGGCGCAATTGTGCGGCGGCCCAACCGAAGGAGTAACAACAATGTCTTTCAACGAAAACGCTAACCGCGACGCTTTGATTCTGCAATGGCAGGAAGCAACGAAGGCGCTTGCCGCAGCGAAAGAAGCCGAATCCGCATTGCGCGCCGAAGTTCTGAAAAACGCTTTCGGCTTCAACCCCGAAGCTTTGCGCGAAGGAACCGAAAACGTCGAACTTGGCGCAGGCTACAAACTGAAAGCCGTTTTCAAGATTAACCGCAGCTTCGCAGGCGGCCAAGAAGCCGTCGAAAAGGCTTTGCAGAAAATCGAAAAGACCGGCCCCGAAGGCGAATTTATCGCCGAACGTTTGGTAAAATGGAAGCCCGAACTTTCCGTTACCGAATACAAGAACCTTCCCGACAAGTTCCGTAAGCTTATCGACGAAGTTGTAACGTCGAAGGAAGCAACGCCCGCGCTTGAACTTGTCGCGCCGAAGTCGAAGTAACAACCCCGCCCCGGTTGCCCACAAGCGCCGGGGCCATTCCCGAAGGTGCAAGTTATGCAAATGTCGCAATTAAAACCGGCGTCGCAACTGGCCCGCCGCTACGGCGTAAAGTCCGTCGTATTCGGTGCGCCCGGTTCCGGCAAAACGCCGCTTATCAATACTGCGCCGCGTCCGGTTTTGCTTGTGACCGAACCCGGCATGTTGTCTATGCGCGGTTCGAACGTTCCCGCATGGGAAGCGTATTCGCCCGCGCTTATCGTCGAATTCTTCGAATGGTTTATGAAATCGCGCGAAGCTGCGAATTTCGATACGTTGGGTATTGACAGTATTTCGAACATCGCCGAAATTATCTTGGCCGACGAATTGGGCAAGGTCAAACACGGTATGAAGGCTTACGGCAATATGTCCGAACGTGTAATGAAAATCGCGAACGACTTGTATTACATGCCGCAAAAGCATATCGTAATGATTGCGAAGCAAGCCCTTGTTGAAAACGGACGACAAACGATTTTGCAGAACGGCGAAGTTACTTACGAACCGATTATGCAAAAACGCCCGTTCTTTCCGGGTAAAGACCTTAACGTTAAAGTTCCGCATTTGTTCGATAACGTTATGCACTTGGGCGAAGCAAGCGTACCCGGAATGCCGAAGCCGGTTCGGGCGTTGCGGACGAAGGAAATTCCCGAAGTGTTCGCGCGCGACCGCTTGGGCAATTTGAACGAACTTGAACAACCCGATTTGTCATTGCTTTTCGCAAAGGCAATGCAATAAACGGTTTACTTCGCCGACCGTAACCAACGGCGAAGACTTTTCGAAAAGGTGAAAACATGCAACTTATCCAACCGTTCAACGCGCAACAGTACGACCCGACGCAGGGCGTCGGAAGCCTGCCGATTGGCAAGCATCCCGTGATTATCGAATCGTCCGAAGTGAAGGCGAACAAGGCCAACAACGGCGGTTATCTGCAACTGAACTTGCGGATTATCGACGGCCCGCAGCAGGGCACGACCGGCGCGTATCGTCTGAACCTGTACCATACGAACCAACAGACGGTCGAAATCGCGCATCGCCAGTTGTCGGCGATTTGCCATGTCGTCGGCGTGTTTCAGGTGCAGAATTCCGAACAACTGCATAATCTGCCGTTCCTTATCGAAGTCGGCCCGCAGAAAAACGACCCGACGTACACCGAAGTTAAAAAGGTGTTCGATACGCACGGCAACGAACCGGGCAAGGCCGGCGCAGGCGCAGCGGCAGCGCAGCCGCAGCAACAGCAGCCGCAGGGCCAGCCGAACGGCGCTTGGGGCGGTGCCCCGCAGGGCCAGCCGCAGCAGCCCGCAGGCGGTGCCGCTTGGGGCGGACAGCAGCAGCCCGCGCAGCAACCGGCCCAACAGCCGCAGGGCGGCGCAGCTTGGGGCGGCCAACCGGCGCAGAACCCGGCCCCGCAGGGCGGCCAACCGGCATGGGGCGGCCAGCCTGCCCAACAGCCCGCCCAACAGCAGCCCGCGCAGGGCGGCGGCTGGCAACAGGGCGGCCAGCCCGCGCAGGGCGGCGCACCGGCAGGCGCGGCACCTTGGGGCCAGCGTTAAGGCGTAACGCCGTCGCGGCGTAGATTCGCCGGGGTCTTAACCGGCCCCGGCGTTTCTTTTTAAGGAGTATGCGAACTTATGTCGAAAATAAAAGACGCATTGCCGACGCCCGAACAATGCGATACTTGTTGTTCGTTCAACATTGAACTAACAACGAACGACAAGATTTACGGGCGAACTTATGGCAACTGGCCGCACATTTATTATTGCAACGATTGTCGCGCCGCCGTTGGTTGCCATCCGGGCACGTTTATTCCGTTGGGTCGTATGGCCGACAGAACAACGCGCCAGCTTCGAACGAAAGCCCATAACGAATTCGACCGCCTTTGGCAAACCGGCTTAATGTCGCGCGCGAAGGCGTACAATTGGCTTGCGAACCAATTAGGAATCGACCCGTCGGAATGCCATATATCTTGGCTGTCGAAAGACCAACTTAAAGACGTTGCGACACTTTCGGCGGATTATCTAGCGAACAATTACGAAGCCCTTATGCGGCGCAAGGTGAAGAACGATGCAAAACAGCAAAGACGCGAAGAACGCACAATTAACGCTGAACGACGCGCAGCCGACGAAATCCGACGCAGGAAAACAAAGCGTAGACCTTGACGCGCCCGGCGTTGCGACCGCCCTTGCAAAGCGCATTAAAGAAGATATAGACGAATATTGCGTTCGCACTTATGACGGCGGGCACCGTCGGCACCTTGGCGCGTCTTTGATTGGCGACGAATGCAAGCGGAAGCTTTGGTATATTTTCCGTTGGTGTTTCCGCGAACAAACCGACGGGCGCAAGCAACGTTTGTTTAATCGTGGGCACCGTGAGGAAGCCCGCTTTATCGAATGGCTGGAAGGCATCGGCGTTCAATGTTGGTACGAAAACCGCGACGGCTTCTTTTACCAAGCCGAAAGCGACAGTTACGGCGTATTGAAGGAAGGCGAAGAACTGCCGTTGGGCTGCGACCTTTCGAATACCGAACTTTTGTTTATTACGAACGAAAATCCGTATTACGCCCAACACGTCGCACGCGCGAAAGCCGACGGCTTGGAATTCCCACAATACCGCATTTCCGGCGTTATGGGGCACTTCGGCGGGTCGCTTGACGGCATCGCCCGGCTTCCCGAACGCTACGGTATCGACGAACCCGTTTTGCTGGAATTCAAGACCAACGGAACCGGCAAAGGCTTTTCGGACTTAATGTCGCAAGGAATGGCAGTAAGCAAGCCGCAACATTTCGCCCAAACTTCGACGTATGGCAACGAATACCGTTTTCGATATGTCCTTTATTTGAACATTAACAAGAACGACGACGACTTACATTGCGAACTTGTTAAGCTAGACCATCGGCTAGGCCAGCAAATGAAGGAAAAGGCCGAACAAATCATTCTGTCGCAGGAAGCGCCGCCGCGCTTGTCGGATAATCCGACGTTTCACAAGTGCGGATATTGTGCGGCGAAGGATATTTGCCACAAGGGCGCGATTCCTGAAAAGAACTGCCGAAGCTGCAAGAACGCGCGCCCGGTCGAAAACGGCGAATGGTTTTGCGACGTTCATAACGGCGTAATTCCCCGCGACTTCGTGCCGCAGGGTTGCCCGTCTTACGTACCTATCACGGCGACAACGCAAAATGTCTAGTATTTACGTCCCGCGTTGGTATCAGGACGAAGCCGAATATTCAATATTCGACTACTTCCAGCGCGGAAACGTCGGAAATCCGGTCGTCGCCATGCCGACCGGAACCGGCAAATCTGTTGTAATTGCGAACTTCATTCGTCGCGTATTTGGCTATTGGCCGAATCAGCGAATAATGATGTTGACGCACGTTAAAGAATTGATCGAACAGAACGCCGAAAAGCTTATGGCAGTTTGGCCGACTGCGCCAATGGGCGTTTATTCGGCTGGCCTGAATTCGCGCGATATGATTATGCCAATCGTATTCGGCGGCGTTCAGTCCGTAGCCCCGGCGATTAAAAAGGCAATCGAAGAAGACGACGGACGCCCGGCGCATCTTCGCCATTTCGGTTGGCGCGACTTGCTGTTAATCGACGAATGCCATTTGTTAAGCGACAAGGAAGATTCGCATTACCAATACATTATCGCCGAACTTCGCAAGATTAACCCGTTCCTTAAAGTAATTGGGTTCACGGCGACGCCGTATCGAATGAAAATGGGCCTTATTACAGATAACGGCATTTTTACCGATATTTGTTACGATATAACCGGCGTCGAATCGTTTAACCGACTTATCGCCGAAGGCTACTTGTCGCCGCTTATCGCAAGGCCGACACGAACCGAAATCGACTTGTCGAAAGTAGGCGTAACGGCTGGCGAATTCAACAGCAAGCAACTAGAAGCCGCCGTAGATACCGACGAAGTTGTTTTTAACGCTGTTCGGGAAATGACCGAAATAGCTTACGACCGTTCGACTTGGCTTATCTTCGCAACTGGCATTGATAATACCGAACACGTCGCAAAC